CTAGAATACCTCTTTCTCCCTTTTTTACTGGTTTACCTGTTTTAGGATCTATAATTTTATCAGATGTTGTTATGTTTGCTGTAGGATCCGCTATCTTATTTCCTGGAATATCAAATATTATATTACCTACTGTACCAACATTGTTATCAATAACTTTTCTAAAATCACCTTTTTCATTTACAGCTTTTATAATAGCTTGTTCTTTACCAGCAACTTTACCTACTTTAAGAATATTTACTTTAGGTTTTTTAGTATCATCTTTTAAAGCGTTCTCTAAATTTGTTTCATCAGTTAATTTTGCAACTTGAGCACCTACACCCTCTTGTTCCATTGACTGTATTAAATTACCATATTTAGGATCGTTTTGATAAAACTCCATAAGCCTCAAATCAAGTAATTTAAATTTACCCTTTGGAGTAGTAATAAAGCTATTTAAATATTCCATCACACTTATGTCTGGATATTCTTCTTTGTTATACTTCTTAATTAATCCAAACAAACCCCTTTGGTCATGTGTGGCGAAGTTTATTGCAAGATCTTCTTTTACGTATTTGTCTAACTTAACGTTTTGCATACGTCTAATAACTTCTGGTATTAACGTGTATGCCATTTGTAAAGCTAAATCACTTTTCTTTTTAGGATCAGCCCAAGCTTCTTCGTTGTACATAGCGTCAACTTCTTGGTATATTTCAGAGAAATTAACTTTCTTAGTTTCTTCTTCTGGCCCTAACATTAATCTAGATGCTCTAGCTCCACGTTGGAAACTATCTATATATTGTAGTACCTGCTCTGTATCTTTTAATTTGAAGAACATTTCACGATCTCCAAAATTTCTTCTGATAAACTTATTCAGTAAAATTTTCATTGATAATAGTGGATCTCTAGATTCTTGACTTAATATACCAGCGTCTTTTAGTTCACCAGCTATAGTTAATAGTTCTTTTAAATTAACGTTACCACCATTATTTTTAGTATACTGATCTATTCTTCTTTTTATAAGGTTATAGTCGGCGTCTTTGATTTTACCTCTTTTATGTAAATTTTCTATATGATCTTGTATTCCTGCGACAATAGCTTTTTGAGTTTCAATAACATCACCATCTTTAACAAGACCAGTAGCGATATCATTAGCGTGCTGAAGTTCATGGAATGGCGCGTAAGCAACTACCGATCTCGCTAAATCACTTAGGGCGCTATTTATACCTCTAATAATGTTATCTTCCATTAATATAACGGTATTAGTACCCACGTGTGCAGCGAAATTACCTTTTTTAAAACCTTCTAGTATAATATTTTTTTCTTCTAAATCTATCTTTTTATTTTTCAGTTGTTTATTTAAGAAAGTTTCTAATTTAGCTATACCACTACCTTCTACTACCTCACCATCAACAATGTCATTTTTAAATGTTTGTACATCACCTAGTCCTCTAGCAATCTGTTCGGCGGCTTTGTATTTACCAAAATAAAACGCGGTTTGCGCTTCAACGTTTTCTTTACCTAATACTTCTTCAACTGTTTTTTGATTTCTTTCTTCAGGTTTTCTTAATAACTCGTCTATTTCATTATCAAGTTGATTTATATCACCAGTAAGTATTTTTCTCGCTCTTCTAGCTCTTTCACTTTCTTTCATTTCTCCAGCTGCAGTAGCGCCTAAGTCTCTCATTTCAGTTAACTTATCCCTCTTTTTAGCTTGTGCTTCAAATAAAGCAAACACCTCTTCATTTGTTAACTGAGCAGCGTTAGCAAATAGATATGAGTCTCTAACTCCAGCGCCGGCTAACAACTCATCTCTTCTATTTTCAAGATACGTCTTCATTCCAGCTTCTAATCCACCGAACTTCTCGTCCTGTCTTAACGTGTGTAGTATGTCAATTAACTCATCTCTATTTTTCCTATCCTCAGCAATATCTTTTCTAGCTGAAATTTCATTTTTTACAGAGTTATATATATTAACACTGGTAGAAGGAGCTTGAATAGCCATTGTAGAAAACAGAACGTTCATATTGAACTTAGCATCGATACCGGATAATAAAGATTTATTTTGGTCTAATATTGCCACATCTGTTAAATTATGACCCACTTGTGTTACAAATTCCTCAACATATTCTATTCCAGAATTAAAACCAAATGCCGTGGCTCCTTTTAAAGCATTTTTCATTGATGGTCTAGATGCCGCTTTCATCATAGTGTTTAAACGTCTAACATAACCCATCGTACCTAAACGTTCCGCGTAAGCAGCTATACCACCGTATAAAACAGTTGAAAATGCTTTTTGTACTTGAGTTACATTTAGAGCTTTATCTTGCTCACTAATTAACTCTAATATTTGTAAACGCTCATCTTGTGTTGGGGCTGAAAGAAGGGCATTCTCTAATATAGCTATATTTTCTGCAGCGTTCTTTTGTGCAATTTCCATTTGACTAAGTTTAGCACCACCTTCTACAGCGAAGAAAGTTTGCATCAACATTCTTGACGCTTGTGGTACAGTGTATCCAGCGGCAGTAGCGCCGATTTTAGATACCCTAGCAACAGCACCACCATACGTTAATGCTGATAAAATACTAAAGCTATTATCTGCAAATAACTGCGCAGAAACCTCACCTATATTATCCATACTAACATCTTTCCAAGGAATTTGCTCTGGGAGAGTTGTCTGCATGTGCTTATCTAAACTTTCTTTATAGTTTATGTGTGCTGCATACGTATTTTGAAAGTAATCTGTTACCGCTGAATTAGCTTGTCTACCTGTAAAAGTTTCTACTATACCCTCTGAAATATCCGCTACGAATTTAAGCGCCCCAAAACCAAGACCAACCATATCACCGATAACGGCTTTTTCCATGTGCAATCTAAGTCTTTCGCCTATATTGTAGTTTAAAGCAAATGACTTAGCTATTTCATTTGATTCACTCACTTTATCTATTGCTGCTGTAAATTTATTATATCTATCTAATAATTCCGCTTGTCTTTCTTCTATGTTTAACCCCGATGTTTCTTGGTTAAACTTATTAATGATCGCATTCTGTTTGTTAACTAATTCATTCCAATTAGCAATATCTTCCGGTGAAGAACGTTCGGTTACTTTTCCAAGAGCTTTAGCTTGTTCTTCAATCTCGGTAAGTTGTTTTTCATATTTGTTTTTTATACCTTCAAACTTTTCAACATCAATACCAAAATTAAAACTATCTCTCTCTAATCCTTTTTGCTTTTTAGTAAAATAATCAGTTAAAAATTTATCGGCCTTACTGTTTTCTTTTTTAACATATTGATTGTGTAGTCCAAATTTAGTGACGTCATCGTCATATTGTTTTTGTAACTTTCTATCTTCTTCTAAAGCTTTAGTATACCTGTAAAGTAAATGATCTTCGTCTGGTTCAAAAATATCAAACACCTCTTCTTCAACTGCTATTTCAGCAGACTGTCTAACTTCATCGTTATCTATATTTGATATGTATTGTTCTTGTTTTTGTCTTTGACGATTCTTAACAGCATTAGATATAGTAGATTCGTCAACCCAATCTAAATTAAATACGCCAGTCTCTTGATATTCCTTATATTGTTCGAATTTAGTAAAATCTCCAGTTTTTTTACCAGTCCCATCAACACTTTCAAAATATCCTTTTATATCTTCATCTGTAGGAGCTACTTCTACTTGACGTGAAGTATGAACTCCCCATTCTGTTCTTGTTTTTACAGGTATATTGTCAAGATTAAAATAATCTTCCGCTATAGCATTTATTACATCTGAATCATTTCTATCTATGCCGTCTCTAATATTCTTAACACTTTCTATTGCTTGTTGAGAATTTTCAGGTTTTATATAAATTAAATCTTTTCTAAACTCTGGAAATTTACGATTAATAGTATCCCAATTTTTATTATACTCTGGATTATTAGCAGTGGCTACATATTCTTGTAGAGCAATAGGATCGTATTCCGCTAGTTCAGGAAACTTACTATTGATAACATCCCAATCTAGATTGTATTCTGGGTTGTTAGCTGTAGCTACATACTGTTGTAATATTAAATCTAAATCTTCCATTTAGCTTTATCTTGATTTTTGTTCTCCACCGAAAGGCACCATTTCACCTTGTTGATAATCACCAAGAGGATCAGTGAATATATCATATTCAGGACCTCTTCTATATTGATCTGCTACATTACCGTAATGCCATAACCATGTTGTTAAACCCTTTTTATCTTTTATGTGAACAGTTTTTAAAGTGGTGATAGCATCTGCTGTAGCGGTAGTGTTTCGTTTTCTAAAATGAATTTGATTACCTTCTTGCTCAACATAAACCCCGCCCTCAAGTGTTATTGTTTCCAAATCACTGGCATCATCTTTTAGTTCCGCTACTAAAGTATTTATTCTATCCCTTTTAGATATATTCTCTTTTGCAGTCTCACTAAGATTATTTTTGTCAATTGGCCGGTTATTAAGTCCTCTCTGATATTCTTTATCTAATCCGTCCATGTAATACTGTCCTACCATCTCAGAAGAACGTTGTAAATTAAACGCTGGATGATCTGTCTTTGTTAAAGCCCCAATTATAGATTCGATATTTGCTTGCCAATGAGCTTGTGCTTCAGGGGATAAATTTTCCATATCATCTTTAGTAATAGTACCACTCTCGTCTGTATCTACATCAAGCATCGTAATACCACCTAAATTATCTACATCAACTAATGCAATTTTATCCATCATATCCTCTGTAAACAAATATTCAATAGCTTTGGTAGCTATATTAATAGTGTCTTCGTTGAGGTCATATAAAGAGTTTACCCAAGATTTTCTACCAAGTGACTTTGAAAATGCTGCATCTGTAAAATCCCTATTATTTTTTATAATTTCGTTAATATAATTATCTTTTACTATGACTAGACTTTCGTCAGTGAATGTTTCACCATCTTGTCCAGCTTTAAAAAACGTATTCGCAACGGTTTGTTCAAATACATCATTTGCTTTATTATGTATTACAATTTTTTCATTAAATTCATCAATAGTCCAACTAACAGGTTTGTCCATACCGTCTAATAAAACGTGGTATACCAATTGTCCTTTTTCATCAAAACTTAATTCTATATTTTCATAATTACCATCAACACCCATTATAGCTCTACCCACTGCTAAATCTTGTGCTGATCCAGAAGCAACTATATCGTCAGCCATAGCGCCTTTTTCTGCTATAGTACCTCTAGATTTAACCGCTTGATTACTTATCATACCTAACTGAGCATATAAGTGCGCTCGCATCTTTTCATTACTTTCGTTATCATCATCTCCGGTGGTATTATATAACTTAAATTCTTCTTCTAGCGCTTTGAATTTGTCATATATAGCGTCATGCACTTTCATAGGTTGAGACAACTCGTGTTCTAAGATATGACTTGTAGCTTTCCTAGCTTGATCTTTAAACGCTTGTAATTGTATGTTTTGTGCCGCTTCTATCTCTTCTCGATTCTTTTTCATATCAGCAAATACATTTGCTATGCCTCCTAAGTATGTTTTGTTTACTTCAACTTGCCCTTTAATTACACCTGACATATCAGGGACAGCTGCCCCTGCTTTTGATAAAGCTTCTTTAAAAGCCGCGTTTACTATTGTACTATCTGCTCCCATATTTTATTTTTTATTTATTTATGATGTTGGCCATAATTCTGGTTGAAACCTGACGTTTGCAGGTACACTAATAGTTTGTCCCAAAGTTGGTGAACCTGGTCTTCTATCCATAGCTTGAACCATACCTGTAGTATTAGCTGGATCAACACCAGATACTAAATTTGGATTTTGCTTCTTCTGTCCACCACCCCAATCATGCCCAGCTAATCCTTGTGCTACGGTACCAAACATATCCGCTGTTATTTGTTGCTGTGCTAAAGCGGCATTCATTTCATTAGTTTTTGCTGCTTGCAATGCCATATTAGCTCCAGTAGCTTCACCATAACCCATACCAAGCAGCGTTGCTTGTCTGTCCATTTCAGCTGATTGCACCCACTGTTCTCCACCTCTCTCTGCCATATCAACAGCGCTAGCACCTTTAGCTAATAATGCTTGGTTTCTAGCTTCTTGCTCCCCAACAGAAGCAGATATTCTTTGGGTTTGTATCTGTCCTTGGTTTGCCATAGATTGTGCAAGAGCAGCTATACCACTACCACCTGCAGCACCTCGTAAACCTTGCATTATATTGGCTCGTTGTTGAGACATTTGTTGGGCTTGGAATTCAGCTTGCTGTTGATTGACGGTTAAATCTTCGTAAGGATTTTCCATATTAGCATAAGCATTCTTTATTTCCATGTTTCTATACGCCTCTTTTTCTTTCTCTAACCGTGCCTGAGCTTTAGCTTGGGCAGTTTTAGCATCAGTAGCTTGTCCCTCAGCTAATTTCCTATTCTTTTCACTTTGAACATAACTCACGCCAGCACCAACTACGCCAACTACAATAGCACCCCAGCTCATGATGTATATGTTTTAATTAATAATATTTTCATTTCTTATTTTTTATATATTCTTCGTATTCTTCCCAATTAAACACGACATTTAACTTTGCTAATTCATCCAAGTCTTCCGTGTTTGTTGGGTTAGCGTGCACGGTAACTATTACGCAATCTTCAATTGCATAAACAATTCTTTTAGCCCCTTGTGGTGATATTATATAACAAGGCGCTATAAACTCTTCAACCCCATCTTCTTTTGACGATGCTAGTACACCAGATAAAAGAAAGAATCCGTAACTATGTTTGTGTATTGCGGAAAAACCTAATTGGCCTTTCTTCATTTGCATTTCTCTGATATAAATACCCTCTGCAAAAGAATGTTTATATTTCCACAAGTGATCTGGATATATTATTTCCTTACCAGTACCTATAATATTTTCTCCATCAGCTATACTTACAAAGTAATCTTCTATTTCTTTAACTTTTTCTTTATAAGATAATTGTATTGTATTATCAAATATTTTCTGTAACTCATTTTTAGACATAATTTAAATATATTTTAGTATATTTATAATTACAGTTTTTACCGTTTTTTTACTCTATGATGCAGCTAGGAATTTTTCTACATCAAAATACACCGTAAAACTAGTGTCATCTACATTTAAAATCTCTATATTACCTGTTATTGTTGCCGTTCTACTGCTTTCGCCAATTGTTAATGTTATACCGCTTTCTAATGTTTGAGCAGCGCTCGCTGTCCAGTTACCAGCGCCATCTGCTGTAGCGCTTGCTATTGTTGGGTTTGCAACAGAAGAATCTATACCTATACCGCTTATAGTAGAAACGTTTTGTACTGTACCTTCTCTATCTGCAACTGGTATAGTTGTACTAGCACGAACCGCCGCTGTAGTAGTTGTTGTTGGAGCTGTTAGTTCAACTTTTAAATCAGTTAACTTTATAGTAGCATTAGATATTGACTTAATAGAGTCAGAACCATACGCATAAAATAAGCAAGCTTGACTAGCTAAGTCGTTTATCACTTGTCTACTAAAAGTAATATTACCTAATTGCTTTGTTATTAAACCATTCGTAATCGTTGGTTTATAACCTAAAGGATCTAATGCTGTAACACTAGCTTTTGTAATTGATTTTTTTACTTCTCTCACACTACCATCTTCATCATGAACTTCAGTAGTGTATGTTAAAACGTTTTCATAATTACTTATTGTAGTTGGTGTGGTAAAAGTTAACGTCAAACCATCAGCTAAAGCAATAGCCTCAGACATAGAAAACTCCTTTACATTATCACCATCTGGATTTAAAGCTACAACTGTTACGTTTGCTGCGTTAAGATCTACGTTACCTGTTATTCTATCGCCAACAGCCATTTTATCTGAAACATTGTTGTCCATAACAACTTTTACGCCACTAGTAATAGCTCCGTCTACAGTATCAGTTGACGAATCTACGGTACTTGCGTCTGCGTCTATTAAATTCATGCCGTATAACAGCTTATGTATACTACTACCACTATTTATACTCCATCTGTAGTAATAAGGTGGTGTAAATGTTAGAGTTACTCCATCACTAATTGAAACTGCTTCTGAAACAGAGAATTCTTTCACGTTATCCCCATCTGGATTTAGCGCTGCAACAGTGACAGTAGAGGAACTAGAAACACCAGTACCAGTGATTCTATCACCTACTTTCATTTTATCTGCAACATTAGTATCCATTACTATTTTAGTTGCACTAGAAACCGCCCCATCTACAGTATCTGTATTACGAGCTGTTCCAGCCCATATATTTTCACCAGGTATTTTAACACCACTACCTATTGTAACACTAGTATAAGCAGCTAAATCACTTGCCAATGGTTGCCTACCTATTCTTACCGCTTTTGTAGCAGCAACAGTAACACCTACTGAAAATGCTGTTTTTACAACGTTTTGACCTCTACCGGCTGTAATTGTAGCCGTAGAAACGCTCATGCCACTAAAATCACCAGAACTATGGTGTGTACCAGCTGGAGATATTGCGCTTAACGTAACTGTAACGTCAGTATATTGGTATATTACTTTTTGTAATAAACTAGAATTAGAACCTGTAGATGAGTTTATATCTAAACTACCATCACCAAAACGAACTTCACTATAATTAGTATGAACAGTGTCATGCGCAGTGCTAGCCCAAAGATAGATATCATATTGGTCGTTATCTCCAACTGATGGAAAAGTAATAGTATTAGTATATTTACCGCTACTTATTTTTTTATTCTTTAATCTAGCTTTTGTAGATGTAAAGGTTTTTGTTGTGAAATTATAATAATAACCATCTTCATTTTTAACTTCTAAAGAAAATATAGCACCATCATCTCCAAGTACATGAAATTGTCTTGTAGCTCCCGCAGCAGATATACTACCTAAATTTATTTTAAAATCGTTAATTACTTTTGTCATATTATAATTTATTTACTACTTTCTGTTACTTCGGATCCCACAGAAAATAACTCTGCTTTCTCTTTAGAATTATTCACAAATTGTATGTCTGCATAATATCCTAATATACTAGTTGTGTTTGCTTTTTTCTCTTTAGCAAACATAATATAATTAGTCACTACCGGTGCAGGTAAATTAGAGTCAATCGTAAGTGTAAATCCTCCTGGTATTTCAGTTATAGCGGTTAATACACCATACTCTTGCACGTTATTTAAATTCCCAATATCGTAAGTATTACTCATAGTAGGGTTTGTAGTTGGTACATAATATATAATATCCCCAACTTGTAAAGATGTGTTTAGAGATTCTATTGAAAAATTGAAAGTAATAACGTAAGTAGGCATATTTTAATTTTTTAAATTGGTGAACCGATTTCTAAACAGACATAACCTATTTTTACTTGTGAATTGTCATAAGTATTAAGCATTATAGATAAAGCTTCTGTATCATAAGGCGCATTACCGATAGGGGCAAATTGGATTGTATATGTTCCAACTGCCAGTGGTATGTGTTGTCGACCATACTGTCCAAATAAATCGTACCAATTAATAGAATTGCTAGTAAACAAAAATCCCAATGCTCCAGAATTAGAAGCACTATTATTACCTAAATATAATGTAGGTTCATAAGCTGTACCCGAACTAGCCCCTAATGTAACTGATTCTATTTCTATAATTAATCTGTACGCGTTTGCTGAGGTTAAAGTTGCCGGCATTCTTTGATAAATACCAACTTGCTCAGCGTTACTCAAGATACTTGCACTTGATCCTTCTAGAATTAAACTATCGCCCGCATCTATATACGGAGGTATAGAATTACCAGCGCTATTACTTGGGTCATCATAGAAATTATGTGATTTCCAACCAGTTGTTACGGGAAGTGAATTAAACATAGCTGAACCTAAATCTTCTCCAGAAGTATTTGATAATATAGCGCTAGAAAAATCAGCATTACTAACTAAACTACAAGAAGGATATGTAGTTATATACGTACAACTTCCATCATCACAAGTAGCTAATGGATTATAGTTTGTTGCTAATGGATCCGTACAACCATACACACAATATTTACAACAACTATAATCTGTTCCTCCTACTACACCTGCACAATCAGCAGTAGCATTAGAATTATAATTAAGCGCTCCATTAATACCTAGTCCAGCACCATTAATAGTAGTATTATCCATACATCCTGAAATTGCAAATCCAGTAGCTGGTGGAGTAGGAATTCCGTAATCGCAACAGATATACTCAGTTCCACCAATAGTACCATCACAATCACAAGTAGCAAGTGGGTTGTAATTAGATGCTAAAGGATCTATACATCCTAATATTCCATAACAGCTTCCATCATCACAATCAGCTAACGGATTATAATTACAAGCATTAGGATCTGTACAACCAAGGACTAAACAACACGGGTCTGATGGGTCATAGCAAGTGGCAAGAGGATTATAGTTTGTTGCTGCTGGGTCCATACAACCGTATACACAGTATTCACAATCTGAAATTAAAGGAGTATTTACTAATGGATTATAGTTCATTGCTAGCGGATCGTTACAACCAGAAATAATAGGTACACAACTACCGTCATCTATAATAGCATTTGGATCATAATTAAACATAGTAGGATCTGTGCAACCACTAATTTGAACCACTCCATCTGGATAACCAATACCTTGGACTGCAAAACTATCTGTATCATAGTTCGATTCTACAAATCCATTAACATCAGTAGTTATAGATTTTCCATGGAAATAATTAAACCACTTCCCTTCTTTTTCTATAAACTCATTTAAACTTCCATTTTCTAAATCTGTAATAGCGCTTTCAACATACCAACCATCTTTTGCTGTCAAGTTATAATATTGATCTTCTAATATGAACTGGTTGCCAGTATCATAGAATGTCATAGGAATAATTTGTGATTGACTACCTTCATAATCTAACGTATGAAAAGATTTTACACTTCCAGGAGATTCATTTAATATAACATTTACACTAGATGCGGTAAAACCATCGTTTGGTAAAGGAGGATCAACTTCTCTATAAAAAGTATTTCTGTTCGTGTCTTCTCCAGTAGTAGGATTTAATATTTCAATATAATGTTTATACAGTTGACCATCTAATATAGTAAAGTACTCATTAGCACAGCTAATAGCATTTTCAGGTATAAATGATTTGAAACTTACCCAACCTCTAACATCTTCTTTAAACGAAACTGTTTTAGCAATATCTTTAAGTGTTATATTATATTCATCATTTCTATCATCATAGCTACCAATAAGTTGATTACTTAGTTTTAAATTATCTCTAAACCAATCTTTCATACCGTGATTAGATATAGGTGTTAAACCGTCTTTCGATAATCTCATTACAGCACCTCTTTGCTTATCTGTAAAATAAGATCTGTATGATTCAGAAGCAAATGATTCTGGATTTTTAGATATACCAAACTCACCAACAAATGGAACAGTTTGTCCTAGTACGTTTTGTGTTGCTACCAATTGTGGATTTCCATCTGCGTTATATACCGCATCCTTATTTGCTAAAATTCTTAAAACCTTATCTTCACAAAGAGTAACTAAATCAGTATCTCTTGTATGTAATTTTTGTATACTGCCGTGTATTGGGTTTATATCTTTTGTTATTTTTTCAGCTTGTATGAACTGGTTTAAGTTATTCGTATCACTAGTACTATTATACAATCCGGAATATATTAAACCATACTTTCTACGATCTTCGGTATACGTTTTTTCTAATATAGAAGAAACTCTAGGACCTTTGTCTATAATAGGTGAGTTAAAAGTATCTCTTATTCTATTTGATTCTACACCGTTACCAAAAGAATAGCAGTTATGCCACCCTAATCCTACTTTAACATTGTGAATATTATCGCTAAATCTAACAAACAATGAAGAATCACATGGTCCAGATATAGGATTTACTAAACCATCAAATTCAGCTGAAGTAAAGGTGCCGTCGTGTTTTTCAAAATAAAATAAATCACCTTGATTGACAGTACAATCATTAACTGGATTTGATAATTCAACAACATTACCATCCCATCCAACAACAACAGCAGGCGCTCCTATTGTACTGCTTGCTGAGGGAACTGTAACTTTACTACCAATAGGCGCAAACTCATAACCGTTACCACTCAATGTTATCGGTATATTATCACTGGCTTCATGATATATTTCTAAATCTACATTTTCTTTTGGTTCTGTTTCAAAAACAGCAGGGTTTTCAGGAAAAGGAATATCAGAATCAGTTACGTAATTAGTTGTAACTATTTCTATTCCACAAGGATTTTCATTTGAAACTCCTGGTGCGGTAGGAGCGTCCCAACTAGTAGCACCTATATTACCACTAGCTAAAGGTGTGTAACCGTTAAATCCTATTACGTTACCAGCATTTGGAGCTTGTAAAGTTAGTCTATATGTTATCCTACGATTCCAAGGAGCATTATTCCAATATTCGTAACCATTTGAAACACATTCGGCTAATTGAGGATGTCCAAAACCCATAGCACTAAGACATCCAGTTACAACATTAATAGTTTCGGCGTTTGGATAAAAAAAGTCTTCTTCAGCTTCAGCATAATTTAACTTATAAAACTTTTCAACATTTTTTATCTTCCAAACTACTTCTTCTGGATCATTTGTAAATCTTAATTGATTACCCTCTACTAAATGATCGGCAAATTTTCTACCAACAGGATCAAAAGTCCGCATAATTGACCAGTAATCTTCATAGTCAGGTACACCAAGTGGACTTGGGGCAGGATACCACAATGAAAGAGTTTTATAATCTGAATTTGGAGAATCTCCTGGTCCAAGATACGATATATCTATAGTATAATCCGTAACTGCTTTTCCTTGAGTAAAATATTCATAATCCCGCGTAGTAGATCCATGACCTAAACCTTGAACATCTATACTAGTGAGACCACTAATTGAATTATGATCTAACGTGTGGACATGAGAACTATCTGAACTATATCCCCCATACAAAGTAGATGATTTTAAACCTTGATTATAACTTGTAACAACATTGTCATGGGGTGCTCCAAGAAATTCTTGTGATCTTTGTTTTCCATGCGCACCCCAAAGTGGTTCTTCACCAGTCGCAAAAGCTTCATCTATAAACCATCTTGATTCAGTTGGAGTATTTTTTAATCTTTCATATATTTCATACCAAATTTCTCTACTCCAATAAGCGTCTGTTGGTATAGGTTTTCCATCTGGAAGTTGCGATGGATTACTAGTACTAGGATTTAGTAAATTAGACATACTCCACGTACCAGTACTATTAATAATTGCTCCTTGATTATTAAAACTATTAATCATACCACTATGAACACCTGAAGTCATTGTGGCATTATTTTTTTGATTATCAAGGGATGTTATTGCACCGCTTGATAAATCTTCTTCTGTAAAATCTTTAAGGTAATAACAATCTGCTTTTACAATAGTTTGAATATTTTGAAAAGCCCCTTGGTTCACAATAGCCTCTTCAATATAAGAATCTCTTTCTATTTTTACAAAAAATCTTCCTTGGAAAACAGCTTTATTCTGTACGATATCTTGTGCTATGTGTACAACAACATCTCCATTACTGGCGGCGGTACTAAGTTCTGGTGCAGCAGCAGTACCGTTATTTAGCCAATCTGCGTCTCCATCAAATGGTGGAGGCAGACTTCCAATTTTGTTTTTTAATTTAATTCTATAAACCCCTGTGATGAGGGAATGCCCTTTTCTATTGACTTCGTCTACTTCATACCAATTAGTAGAATCACCCGTTAAATCTCCATCACTGTTTTCAGCAACAAATTTAACATATAATGGATTTTTTGGAGACATATTACCATAAAAACTCGTGTGCTTTATGTGGAAGTTTTCTAATATACTATCTGTTAACGCTGTCGCGTGAAATCTTATTTTATCTTCTCCTTCAATTGGCCAACGATCGGTTGCGTAAGTATTTCCACTTGCAACGCTTGGATTATAAAAAAACACTCCAGGATTACCAGGTGTCCCAACAGTAAATCCCTTATCGTCATTACTAATCGTACCTATAGTAACTCTCCTAGTTTGTATATACTCTGGAGCTTCATTTTTTATATCTATAACTTTATACTTGTTTAAAGTTGTTTCTTGAACATCTGAATTATATTTCTTTTTTAAGTATAAGGATGTTTCTAAATCTATTTTATCTCTATCATTAGAAGGAAAAGAAAGCCATATATTCCCATCTTTAGCATCAAAATATCTATCTAAAGATAAGTTATAATATTCATTAGAAGTTTCTTTAACATAAAATTTATGATATTTAGCCCAAATTGGAGGATCATTTTTGGGTTCTACTACTATTTGATTTGTTTTACTACCATCTAATTTACTAACCGCTAAAGTACCACTAGAATCTGTTAATATTGGTGTTTGTCTGTTGTATTCATCTAAGTAAACAATCCCCATTTGATAATTCCTAATAGATTTAATAGACTTATATGTTGTTTTATCTAATCTAGTTTCTAAAAAAACCTTAAAAGAAGATTTTATTTTTGCATAACTTTCGCTTAATAAATTAAAACCTTGTAAATAATTACCATAAACAATTCTATTACCAATAATATCTTGAGCTAATGCTCTTCTAGGTACATTATCCCAAAGTCTTAATAACTGGTTTTCTGGAAGAACTGCATGTATAATATCTTTAGTTATTTTATACTCGTTAAACGTCCAATAATTACCGCCTCGCCCACCCCATGGATCGGTTTGCTTAATACTATCAACTGTATATACACTTGGAGAATTAGATTCTTTATATAAAATATCTATTTGCACAACACCATCAGGTATATTTCTTGGTACTATTCTTCTTAACGTTAATTCTCTTAAATTGTTTTCCATTCCTAAGTTGTATCCTTTATTAGGAAAATAATCATAAGTTCCAGGTATAAAAGCAATTTCAGAAAAAGGTCCAAATGAAGAATATTCTCCATCAATATATTTAAATCTGGTTGAGAATCTAGGAAACTTTAACTCGTATAGTTTTTCGTAGGACGTATCTAAATCTACACCAAAAATATTAGCACTAACACTTAAATCGCTACGAACGCTTAACAATTCACATTCGCAATAATATATAGTTTTACCATTATTACTTATGTACGTCGTATTATCTATTGTCTTTATAACAACTCTAACATCTGGTGCTGTAGCGTCAAGAGGAAAATCACTAGATTGATCATTTCCTTCCTTTAAAATTAAAACATCATCAACATTATAGTTTAAACCTGCACTGTTTACGGATTCTATTTGTAAAATTACAGGATCACCAGTAGTAAGTCCTGCAAAAATTGGAATGTTAATAGCTGCTCCACCAACACCATCTCCAATTGCTCCAAACGTATTACCAGGTCTAGCAGCTAACATTGAAATAACTGGAGCTAATAAAGGTGCTTTTTTAATAACAGTTATGTGTTCTTCTCTTATTTGGGTAGGATTTTGTGTAGTGGTAATGCCTCTATCTTCGTTTATAAATAGAGTGTGTTGATGACCGAGTGGGTGAGTGCCTTCAATACAACGAGGAATATTTATTTTTTTTGGTTCAGAATAATTATCTGTCCAAAATAACATGTCATCAATAATATTTATGCCAGTTATCAGTTGTGGTTCTCCGTAAGTTTCAGTTAAATTAGGTTTTATTGAAAAATTTAAAGTGCTATTAACTTCATTTAATCTAAAATAAATTTCTCCTTGTTGAGCGTTAACGAAACTTGAAGAAGCATTAGTATAATCACCAATATTAATTGTTTGATTTCCAGAATTTTTACTTAATACTATAAAAGATTCTTGCTCAATTAAATTTCCGGTAAATACGTCAACAAAACTACTAACTGTATCTCCTACAGATATCGCGTTCCATCCAGTTAGTGTAGATATTGGTATATCACCAGTAATAGGATTTCCTCCCCCTGGCATTAAAATATATGTGTTTGATAAATCAACAAGAACAGGTACGACGTTACCGTTCTTATATTGTAATATCATGTCTTTACTTTGGAAAACTCCATCAGTAAAATCTGTATAACTAAATTGATTTTCTTGTGTAATAAGCCAATATAACGCATCGTTCTTTTCATCAGCAACAGATCCAATACAGTGAGAACCAGGAGGAATCATAGTTTCACCATCAAGTGGTCCACTAAAAACTAAAGAGTTACCTAATATATTTTGAACAGCACCAACATCAGAACCTTCTGAGGTTGACACTTGTATATTCATTGCATCTCTATATTCTCCATTTAGAATAAGTCTCTCATCGAGATCCTTATTCATTTTACCACCGGTAAAAGTATGCTTAATCTCTGGCATGTACTAGTGTTTTATATGTTTCGACTTACCTCGTAATATTTGAGTTAATTCTTCTAATTTTAAATTTGATAACCTTAATTTTGCTTTTCTAGTTTCGGCAAACTTTTCTCTTCTGAATCTGTTAATTATATATTCTGGTATATTATTTCTAGACGATAATATACCATAAGCAATCCATTTATATATAGCTTCTTCTGCAAACTTATGAACTTGCATTTCTTCGTCTGTACCAAGACCGTCGCTTATATAATCTAACACTACTGTTTTTCCAGATATATTAGAACTAAAATGGATTTTTCCATTAATTTTGTCTATATAAAATGACCCATTAGCTTGCGAATGTTGAGGGTCTAATCCATATCTTTCACCTCCCATTGGCCAATACCTATCATCTTGGTAATCATTTTGATTTTCAGATGGTGTATTAGATTTATAACTTGTCCAAGTATCAGACACTGGACTAACAGAAGTAAATGTAATTTCCTGATTTGCAAGCGCAGATGTTGTTGTGGTTGTGTTAGAAACGAAAATCCTTGTACCAATTGCCTCGCCTGTTTGTGCTGCAATACCAGTTATAACAGTGCCAACTGGAAATTCTTCATGAGAAACGAAATCTCCAACTGATACACCTGTAAGTGCAGTTGCGAAATCTATATAAGCTTTACCTATTGCTATTTCTGCAATTTCTGTAAGAACTTGAGTGTTTGGGGTTTCTATTAAAGAGCCATCAGCTTTCGTAAATATATATTCAGCGTCATTAATAGTAACGTTTGAAGCAGCAATATTATCTGTTGTTAAATCTAAAGCAGTATCTATAGTTAATAATGTAACTCCACCAGAAACTTGACTTGCTTCAACAGTCGTGCCAGGCACAATACCTACACCACTTACAACCATGCCAACTAGAATATTATCATATTGAGCATCTAATGTCATAGCTGTTTTAGTACCAGTTATTGTTCCCTTTGCCCTAATTTCAAAAGCTGCAACAGTTTGGTATGGATTTGTTGGGTTTGAAGTTTTACTCGTAGGATACAATAAATGTTTAATTCCAGAAGAATCTATTCGACTAATTTTAGTATAATTAACATAGTCTTGTGGGAGAACCATTTGTAATGTTGCTGGTACAGTTATTTCTTGTGATTTACAAGATTTAAAAGTATCAAAACTTAACTCTTGCATTGCTCTTTGTGCGTGAAATGCTACGTCAGTCCTTTTTACTTTAGATATAATCTTATCTTCTCCAACGTATCCAATTATGAATTGAGTTATAATATCATCTAAAGACGTAAATTGATAATTACCATAATCACTTCCTTGATAATATTGTTGTGGTGTAGTGTTATCTAATAATCCCATTTATTTATTGTTTTTCTTGTGATACTTTTGCCATTTCCATACCCTGTCCAGCTCTCATAATTTGATCTTTTTCTATAGTAATACCAGCAAATTTTAGTATTTTATATACTAATTCAGATTCTTCCACTGGATGTAATTCAAAATTAGTTGTTTTTGTTGGGTTAGGATCAAATAATGCTTTTTCATTTACCACAACATAACCCCATTGTGGTTTTTCTGGTACTCTAATATAATTACAAGTAACACCAGTAAACCGCTGTACTGTTCCTGTGGGTCCTCGTCCAAACACAGCTACTGTATCGCCACGTTTAGTATATATAGGTCTATCATTTGTAGGCGCCGTTAATAGAGAAGAATTTATATATAAAAAATCCTTATGCTCTACTTGTTCCGCTTCATTACCATTAAAAATAATAGCACCTAATCTATATAAATCTGGTGGAAGATTTACGCCACCAGTAACAGGATTGTTATCCTCAAAAATAGATATTTTTTCTTCTAATAAATCTAACATATCTGAATATTCTGTATCATTACCAGGTATTCTCTTAAATTGATTTATATCATAAAAATATTGGTCTAGAATTTCTTTTTGTGCTTGATCAGCAAATAAATTAAACTCTTGAGGAGTTACGTATCCTCTTTGTTCTTTATTAGCTAATGCTAAAACTTTTTGATATACTGTATCTATATTAACCATATTTTATTTTTTATAAGGAAAAGCTTTATTTAAAGCTTCTTTTCTTTTATTACAACCACAATCTTTTTTCCCAAGTATACCGTTTCTAGCTAACACATGGGTAAATGATTTTAATCCTGTTGCTTTTGTTATTTTTTCTATTGTATCACCTAATCCCTTTGATTTCATAGTATTGTTTTAAAAAATAGCCATCCTTAAAAGAATGGCTATTCTATAAGGTTGTTACGAATTTAATCGTTTTTCTATATTAGAGTAAATCTCCATGCCTTCATCAGTTTTAAACCAATGTGCTAAGGCGGTATATGGGTGCTCATCAAATGGAATAACCATTAATTTTCTTCCATTACTACCCCACAAAAAGTTTCTTTGATCAGTGGATAATCTTAATATTCCAGCTTCTACAGCTCTAATACCAAAGTTTCTAAGCATAACGTTTTCGTCATCCGCTAACTCTAAGAAGAGTTTAGGGTTGTTTCTAGCAAATACTAGTAAATCACGTCTAAGCTCCTTAGAACTCAACTTAGATACCTCAGAACCTTTCTCTACACGCATAATAGCTTCGGCCATATCAATATCAACATTTCGAGCTGCCGTTAAAGCGTCAACTTGCATATTCAATACATCTATTTCTTCTTCTGCCAATGCCGCTGGTTTATATTCTTCATAGATGTTTTCTCTACCAGGATGATATATACTTAATAACTTTTGTAAAGTTACCTTTTCTTTTTCCACGAGTAAATTTCCAGATCTAAAAATAATATGTTCTAATCTTTGATCTCCTTTCATTTCATCTACAAAGGGAGTTTTTTGATTTTGACAATATTTAAGTTCTCTTTCATAACCTTTTTCTTCATCAAAATAATAAATATTTGCAGATTTGATTGATCTTGATAGTGGTTTTTTACCACCTCTTAAGATGTATAGTCTATCTTTTATCTCCCACTCATCTTTTGGTTTTATTCTTTCTCTCGCTTTTGGTTGTTCTGTAACCGGTGGTGTTTCTACCACATCTTGAATTTGAGGTTCTTCCACCTCAACTTTTTTTGTTTTCTTTGCCATAATATAATATATAATAAAATTAATAAAAATAAAAGGACCGAGGCCGAAACCTCGGTTCTTTTAAAGTAATAAATGCTTATTTCATTAACATGAAATTGTTAGCACCTTGTGTAACTAAACATCTTTCAGACAGCATGTGTATCTGCATTGCATCTAAAGCAGATGTAGCAGCACCAACCGAACCAGTAATCCATGATTTCATTCGTCTGTCGTCAGTTTGAGAAGCTCTATAACGTACATGTAAAAATGGTCGTTTAAGATTTTTTCCTAAAGCTTGGTCATAAACTGTAGACGTACCAGCTGGTACTATAACTCCACGGATAGCCGCGGTAGTTGCTCTATCATTAATACCACCTCTTGTAGCTTTATCATTTAAGTATCTCATATCAGATTTGTAGAAATCGTAAGATCCACGTCTGAAACCAGAGAAACCTAAATTAAGCGCCATATCTTCTGAGTTGTTGAATACTCCGTAAGAAGTACCACCAGCCCCATAAGAATTCATTGAAGCTAACATATCATCAACAGCTAACGAAGTAGCCCTGTTAACAAACATCATGTTTTCTTCAATAGCACCTTGGTTATCAAATTCTGCTAAGATAGCGTCGAATTCAGCTAAATCAGTTGCTGAATTAACACCAGTAACACCAGAGGTTAAATTACCTCTATCTTCGATAGCCGCAAATAAACCTTCAGTACCAGCACCATTTAAACCAGCATCAGCAGCGCCTCTAGTTTGACCATCAGCACCGAAACCAATTGCCGATACAGCAAGTGTTTTCTGAGCTTCCAATAAAGCCATCTCTAAATGATCAGTAAAACGTGCTCTAGTTTCACCTTCAGCTTTTAAGTACCATAAATAGCCACTTCCACCTGCTTCACTTGTAACTTCAACCCAACCAATTTGAGCAGTATCAGATCCAGAGATCTCATAGTAATCTTTCATTATAATTGGTTTGTTAGTGAATGATTTGAACGTTGGAGTGTTAGCACCTCTTGATTCAGTTTTGTATGTACCAGTTTCGTCTGAATAAGACATCCCTTTACCATACTCAGAACCAATAACTAATACAGTTGCTGTACCATCAGATAAAGCTGAAGCAGCTGTATTATAAGGTTCAAATGAAACAACATTTGAATCTGGAGTTTCAACAACCAATGCTTTTTCTACAGAACCAGCTTGTGCTATTAATACCATGTCATTAACTCTAACGCCGTGAGTTCTACTTGTTGTACTACCTACTGTTGTATCTCCATCGATATCAGCAGTAATTGCAAACGTACCGTTTGTGTCACCATCTGCGTCTACTGTTGCGACGTATGATAAGTGTAATCTTGATTGCTCAGACCAAACAACTTGGTCAGACATCATAGATTCTTCAGCTCCAACTTGTGAAAGAAATCCAGATATAGTCCTAGGACCAAATACCTCTGCTTCTTTCTCCATTAGGTCTGGTAAATATTGTTGCGCCCAGCCGTCCGAAGACCCCGCTGTCGCAAAATCGATGTAATTTGAGTTTAGTGTTTGCTTCGCTGAAGCCGGAACACTGTTCAAATTACTACCTGCAGTAATTGCCATAATTTTGTAATTTTAAATTGTTATTTTTGTTTAATTTTAAACTTAAAATCAGAAGAATTATCACCTAACACTTTAAACTTCATACCACCTGTTTCTATTTCACCGTGACTTTGTCTTGGATCCATATTCACATTTTTGGCTTTAGCGACACTATCTTTCATAGCGTCTGTTTTACCTTGTTCGTAAAAGTGATTAGCAATAGCATCAGCATTCATTGCTGTGTAAAGAGATTTATGATAACCTTTTGCATCTTTTAAAGCGAGATTTTTATCTAAAAACTTTTTAGTAAAATTATTAATATCACTTTGCGTTGCTTTAACTTCATCAGCGTTCTTTACATTATACCTATACTTTTTATCCCCAACACTATATTCAAAACCTTTGAATTTGTCGTTAAAAACTTGTTCAGTTTTTTGGGTAAAAGTATTTGTATTTTGTTTTGCTACTTTTTGAGTCTCTTCTGACTCCTTGTTATATCTATTAAAGAAATCAACTGCTTTTTGTTGTTCAGAAGTTAACTTACTCCCAGCTTTAATTTCTTTATAGTATTTGGACTTTTGCCCGTCCAGGTGGCTTTTAGCGCTGGCAACTTGCTCTTTTAACGCTAATTTTTTTCTACGTATATCTCTTTCATCTTCTTCTTCTTCGTCATAAGAGAATTGATCTTCCATAAGGAAGTTAATTTCTTCTGTGTTTAAATGAGGTTTAGATTGTCTGTAATATTCATATAGTAAATCTTTATCTGCTAATTCGCTATAATCTTGATTAAGTTTTACATAGTCATTTAAATCACCACCCGTTTCTTCCATAAAATCCATTAGTTTTTGGATATTTTCAGGAATTGGTTTCCCAGTAGCTTGAGCTTCAGTTACAGCTTCTTCAACCTGTTCTTCTAACTCTTCAACTGTTTCTTCTACTTCTTCATCTGTAATTTCTTCTATAACAGGTGCTTCAGCATCTTCTTCTGTAGATTTGTCAGTATCCTCTTCTTTATCAGTCGTTTCTTCAATAATCTTTTCTTGAACTTCCTCGGTTTCTGTGTTATCAACTGGTTGTTCATCTTTTTCTGTTTTTGGTGGTTTACTTAAATCAACTTTAGTTATCGTTTCTTCAATAACCTCTGCTGGTTTTTTCATTTTTGCTTTTACTTTTGTAACGTCACCTTTAGGTTTGTTAACCTTTGTAGTCTGTTCTACTACATTTTCTTTTTTCTTTTTTGCCATAATATAATATAATAATAGTTAATAAAAAATTTATCTTGGATCAAACGCGCCTAAATCAAATCCTCCTAAAGTATCATTACCTGCAGATTCAAAATCTTTAGGTGGTTTTGCGTTATTTCTTTGATCTATAAGTTCGCTCTGTTGAGTTGCTTGTATCCTTGTTCTTTGGTCTTTACGATCTTCTTTCTCTTTTTCTTTGGTTTTTTGCCCATCTACTTCTAATCCCTTTAATTGCATGTTCATTTGAAACTCTAATTGCATTAACTCTTTTTTAATTTGAGCTTCTTCTCGCAATTTTCTAGAATCAAGATCTGCTTTAATTTGTTCTAGTTGAGAATCAGACGAAACTTTTGCTTGGTTTTTTTGAACTTCCATCTGAGCAGAAGCTTGCTGTTGTTGTATATTAGCATCTGCTTGAGCTTGTATATTTTGTAGTTGAATTTGCTGGTCTTTAGCGTCTTTCTTTTTTCTACGTAATTTTAGTAATTGATTTGCTAATTTTAAATTTTTAATCTCCCTTACTTCAATAGCGTCTTCAAGTTCTATACTTTGTTGTTGTAACGCCATTTGGATATTATTTTCTAACATCATTTTTTCTTCTTCATCAGGGGCTAAATCTATAAATATCCCAAAATCATATAGATGTAAATTTTGCATTTCTTCTAAAGTAGCTACATTATGTGTACCAATAGCTTGAATAAAAGCGTCTTTAGTTGGAGAATATTCTATAATATCAGATACCCTAAGTGATAAGCATTCAGCAATCTCAACGGTTATAAATAATCCAGCTTGTAATATGTGTCTTGTAGCTGTGTTGGAATTTGCTGCTGCTAATTTTTGTACACCAACTAAAGCGTTTTTATCAGGAGTACTAGCATCTCTAGCTTCATTTAATCCTGTACAATCTCTAATCATTTGCAAATAGTAATTATAATTTGCAATTAATGCTTGGATTTTATTTCCACCACTTCCACTTGTAATTTCTTGAATAGGAACTTTACCTGGGTTCATGTCGCCATCCTGCGTAAACGATCTACCTATTACAGAACCAGTTTGGAAAAACATGTTTAAAGCTTCTTGCGGATTATAGTTTGTTCCATTACCTAAGTCGATTTCAGCTAATCCATCAGCATCTAAGTAAACTCCATCTGGAACCATTCTAGCCATTACTTGTTGAAGTTTTAGATGTGTTAACTGAATCATGTCTGCAAAACCAGTAATTCTACCCACTAACGATTCAATCTTACCATTATACATTCTAGGAGCAACAATAGTATAATTCATTTTAACCTTAGTAAAATCACTCTTAGGTCTTAGCATATTTCTAGCCATCTCCCATTTAAGTAGTTTATCAGTACCAAGAATCATAGCGCCTTCATATAAACATTCTATCGACCGTAACATTTTAGAGTATCCACCTTCTTTATCTGCTGGAGGATCAAAACTATCATCTTTAGGTATAATTTTATCAGCACCAGTTCCAGTTTCTTTTACTTTATAAACTTCATTCATATAGGTTTTATAATTAAAATATAAAACCTGTATAGTGTTATTATCTTCTTTATCAATAGAAAACCTAGTACTATTATTATTTCTATTAAAACTTTTATTTTTTGCTATATCCTTAAGATCACCCTCTGTTAAATGAGGAAATTGTTTAGCTAATTCATTTATTGGTATAGATTTAACTTCACCAACGTAATATATATCATCAAAATAAGGAGAATCTGTGTAAGAATACACTAGATTAGCTGGATCTACATAATCTATAGTAACACCTTCCGACGTGTTAAATGAAGTTTTTGCCGCACCAATACCTATAGTTGTTAAATCATAATAAAAACGCTTTTTAATTAATTCGTAGTTATTACCATTCATCAATGTATTAATAGCTTGTTCCTCCGCTATCTCTACAGATTGCTTATAATTTAGTTGCATGTGCAATTGTAATTCGTCGGTTGATCCTGGCAGTTCTGGTATTGTACTATTTCTTAAATTTACACCCAATTGAGCTCTAGCTTCATTATGAAAATCACTCATCTGCATATCAGCAAGTACAGCTTCCATGTATTTAGTTCTTTTTTTAACGCCAAATGGATCTTGTGAGTATGCTTTTATATCATACATACGTTCCGCTATTCCATTAACAACTATATCTACGAATTTAGAGATAATAGGAACTGGCTTCCAATCTAAATTAAGATAGGACAAATCACCATTAATTGATAACTCATCCTTATATTTTTGAATAGATTGCTCGCCCCTTGCATACAATCTTAAATTATGAAAATTATTATGATTAGTTCTATATCTATTAGAACCCCTATCATTATTAAACCATTCGGTTTCAATAGCTTTAGCCACTTTTAAACCATAATCGTAACTTAGTTTTTCTTGATCACTTACGGTTTGACTTGGAAAATAACTTTTAATGCCAGACTCTGCCATATTTATTTTTTAATTATTTTAGACATACTACCTTTATTTTCATATTTAGAAATTTGTATGTTTAATTTTGGTTTTTCAATTTTTGCGTTTGGAGCGTATAAATGTCTATTGTTAGCCATAATAGCTAAACCTGAGCTAATTGTTGCGTCAAACTTTGTACGCTTAGTTATATCAAATCTAGTCCAATCATTTAATAGGGCATTGAAATATAAATCTCCAAATGTTCCATCTTGTTGCATACCCACGTGATCTTGTATATACATCTCAACCGCGGCAGCATGCGCTTGTTTTATATCTTCACTGGAGTTAGGAATTCCTCCAACTTCTTTTTCTGCTACAGATAATTTGTTCCATATTTTGTCTGGCCTGTTCATACTGAATCCTCTATATCCTCTTCTTCTTAAATAATATAAAAGTCTAGGTTTGTTATTCTCACAAAGTATTGGCATTCCATAGAACACTATCGCCATTAAAACATCTTCAAAGAATATTTCAGCCGTAGGTGGTCTTGATAAGTATTCTAAAAAAAAGCTATTAGCCGGAGCGTCCTCCATACTGAATCTAGTAAGGCCATGTAGTGCTCCTTTAGATCCTTCTCCATCTACGGTCCCTGATATGTCATAAGAGTCACAACCAAATGCTCCCATATGTTCGTTACCAGGATATTTTATACCATTTTTAAGTACCACCCTATTTTGTAATCCAGTCTTTGGAACCCAACTAACTTTAAATCTACCATTTTGATCTGGATAAAATATAACTTGTGAATCTTTTACCCCGTTAACCCATTGGAAATTACCTTTTGTAACCCCAAGGGTTCTAGACATTTCTTCGTTATAATCTATTTGCTCATATATTTTAACGAGATTAAATATACTTCCTTTTGCTTCATCTCTAAACGCGTGTTCAGTAGTTTTAGGAAATTGTCTGTAGAACTCGTTTAACGCATCATGATCACCTTTTAAACCATCAGCTTCATTTTGCCAATGTTCTATTATACCTACATCTATTAATTCACCATCTGGACCGAACACATCGATGTCTGGTGTATCAAAAACTGGAAGTCCGTGCTCATCAATAAATCCTTCGTAGTTCCATTCCATTGGGACAAACAGAGAATATAAACCAGACTTCGTCTGGCCATTTCTATTTCTCTTTGTGACATCTGACGCGTTATATAACTTCTTAAAATTGTCTCCACCTTTGTCTAATGCGTTTGAAGTGCTACCCATCATGCATTTTCCGATAATCCTACTACCTAATCGTAAACATGTTTTTGTAACTCTCCAGTTGTTTAATATATTATCGGGTCTCTCCCACTTACCGCTTTCATCATGCACTAATAGATTTAATTTTTCACCATCATAACTATTATCACCAGTATTCTTCCAGTCAATAGTTGTGTCTAAACCTTGTATATCTTCTAACTTTTCGTTAGATGTGATTTTTCTTCTAGTAAATTTACTTGCCGGTACTCTGTATGCTAGTTCTGTTTTGGGTCTATCCATACCATCTTGAATAGGTTTAAAAAAGAAAGGATAGTTTATGCTAATTGGAACAACCTTGTCAGTAAACATCTTCTTAGCATCTGCACCTGTTTTAGAAAGCACCCCATATCTACTATCAGTTGCAAGAGTAGCTAAGTTAACTGTTTCTGCAGAAGACATAAAAGAAAATCCTGAACGTCTATTTTTTAGGTAACACATTCCATAACACCTTTTATCTGCTTTACATGCCTCCCAAAATATATAAAATAGCCTATTTGCTTCTCTAAAATCTGGAGCGCCAACATCAATCTTACTCCATTGTAGATACATATAATGAGTTCCTACTATATAGGTTGGTTTACCTTTATTCATAAACCAAAAACCTTCATCTCTTCTTTTAAACTCCTCGTCTATATAATCGAACCATTGGTCTTTTTGTTCTTCTGGATAATTTCTCCAATCAAATATATTCTTTATCCTACTTAGTTCTTTAGGATATTCTTCTTTTACCCATTTTCCTTGTCCGTTGTCGTGCACTTGCATTCGCACTGGTTCCAACGGCAAACCAATTCGCAAATTTTGGATTTCATAGATTTCCCCAATTTTTCCAGTTTTTGATATAACGATAATATCATGTTCTTTATTGTATCCATATTTCCATTTTTTACCTTTATTCATACGACTTATAGTCGTACGTTTTATAGGTTCGATTATTTTAACTAAACTTTGCTCGTACATTATTTAGATCTACCTTCTGCGAATCCTTTAAAAACTGTCTCTTTCTTTT